ATATCAGTAGGCTTTACATTAATGCTGATCTTGATGGGGTAGAACCTATGTCAGAAGATGATGGCTTAACAGTAATAAGAGTACAGTAAGGAGAAAGTATGGCACAAACAGAGATAGATGTGTTACGTAGAAATGTAAAAGAATTACAGATGCAATTACGTGATGCTCATATACGTATTAAACATCTCCAGGAAATTAAATGGGCTGAAAGGTCTAATGAAAATCCTGATGCTCTACACATAGAGGAAGATAAGAATGAGTAAGACTGGATTTACTGATTGGTTACATAAAGAAATAAAATTACAACAACAACAAAGGAGAGATGAGATGACTAAAATAATAAAACATAAGGGTGCTATGATAGTAGATCAGGCACAGAAGAAATGTATACTTGATGTGTTTAATGCAGGTAGAGATCTCTTTGATGATTTTGATATTAGATTTGTTAGTGCCTGGAATTTAAAACAGCTTGAAGATTTAATAGATGATATGAAAGATTCGTTTGGTATTGTACCTAAAGTATCTGAGTATAAGAATGATGATGGTGAAACTATGCCAGCACATTTTCAAGATCATGTGTGGTCTGATGACCCAAGAGCATATAAAAGAAAGGACTAGTATGACTAAGCATCTTTGGGAAGAAGAGTTTGAACGACAGTACACAGAATTTTATAAAGAGTATATGGAAGAAGGTTATGATAGAGTTGAAGCTAAGATCAGAGCCATGAGAGATACTAAAGAAAGTATGAGAGATCAACTTGACTTCGTTGAAGAACTATGGGATAAAACTTTAGACAGTTTGGATTAATGATATGGATAATAAATTAATAGATAAAGGAGCATGTCCTAAGTGTGGGTCAAGTGATGCCAATGCAAATTATTCAGATGGTCATAGCTTTTGTTACTCATGTGAAACTAGATTTAAAAAGGGAACTAATATGGAAACTGAGAAAATAATACCAATAAGAAAAGAGAATGCTATCAAAACTTTTGGTACACTAGGTGCATTAAGTGAACGTAGTATACTAAAAGAGACAGCACATAAATATAATACAGATGTTAAAGTAAATGGTAGTATGAACACACATCATATCTATAAATACTTTGATGAAGGTGGTAACAACATAGCTAATAAGGTACGTGAGGTAGCCACTAAAGATATGTGGTCTGAGGGTAGCCTGACTGATGCAGGATTGTTTGGTCAGAATATCTTTGCAGCTAAAGGAAAGTACATTACTATTACTGAAGGTGAAGTAGATGCTATGTCAGCATACGAATTACTAGGTAGTAAGTGGGCATGTGTATCTATTAAGAATGGAGCGCAGTCAGCACTACGTGATTGTAAGAAGGCCTTTGAATATCTTGATAGCTTTGACCATATTGTTATATCCTTTGATATGGATAAGCAAGGGAGAGATGCAAGTGAGAAGGTAGCTCAACTCTTTTCACCTAACAAGTGTAGGGTAATGCATATGGAACACAAAGATGCTAACGAATATCTCAAGATGAATAAACGTGAGCAGTTCTCAAGAGCATGGTGGAATGCAAAGACTTATACTCCTGCAGGTATAGTAAACTTAAAAGAGTTAAAGGATACTTTGTTTGAAGAAGAATATTGTGAGACTGTACTATTTCCTTGGGCTAAACTTAATGATATGACCTATGGTATGCGTACTGGTGAACTGATTACACTAACATCAGGTGCAGGTATGGGTAAGAGTTCTATCATGCGTGAGTTACAACATCACATGTTAAAGAATACAAAAGATAATGTAGGTATCCTGGCATTAGAAGAGAATACAAAGAATACAGCCTTTAATATTATGTCTGTTGAAGCTAATCAAAGACTATATATTAATGAGATACGTAAGAAACATAGCAGAAAAGATTTAGATAAATGGTTTGATGACACTATAGGTACTGGTAGGTTCTTTGCTTTTGATCACTTTGGATCTACATCTAATGATGAGATACTTGCAAGGGTTAGGTTCATGGCACAAGCATTGGATTGTAAGTGGATCTTCCTAGACCATCTATCTATCTTAGTATCAGGTCAGGAAGAAGGAGATGAAAGAAAGTCTATTGATGTACTGATGACTAAGCTACGTTCATTAGTAGAGCAGACAGGTGTAGGCTTACTACTAGTATCACATCTACGTAGACCTTCAGGTGATGCAGGGCATGAGAATGGTAAAGAGATTACTCTATCACATCTACGTGGCTCTGCATCTATAGCACATCTATCTGATAGTGTGATAGGATTAGAACGTGATCAACAAGCAGATAATGAAGTAACTGCTAACACTACCACCATACGTATCCTAAAGAATAGGTATACTGGTGAGACAGGTGTAGCTACACATCTCTACTATGATAAAGAGACTGGTCGTATGAAAGAGATTGATAACCCTTACGAAGCAATGGATAGAGAGGAGCCATCATTTTAATGTGGAAACATTATTGTCATGAAGAAGAAACTGAATTAGAGATAGGTGATGGTGAAGAATGTAACTGGTGTGGACTAGATGCTGAAGATATTATCATAGATAGGAAAATAGATGAGAGCAATAGTTGATATAGAAACAGACAGCTTGGATGCAACAAAGGTTCATTGCATAGTGGCTAAAGACATAGACTCAGGGAGGGTTTACCTTTTCCCTCCAGACTTACTAACTAAGTTTAAGTCTTGGTCACAAGGTATCAAGCAATTTATTATGCACAATGGTTTATCTTTTGATGCACCTGTGCTTAATAGATTGCTAGGTACTAATATAAAACCTAATCAAGTTATAGATACACTTGTACTATCACAGTTGTATAACCCTCTACGTGATGGACATAGCTTATCTGCCTGGGGTACTAAATTAAATATGCCTAAAGGAGACGTTGATACTTTTGAAGTGTACACACCAGACATGTTAGAGTATTGTAAACAAGATGTTAATATAACACACAAAGTATTTCAAGAACTCAAGAAAGAAAGTAAAGGTTTCTCAGCTTATTCTAGTGAGATTGAACACAAGATAAGAGTTATCATAGATCAACAAGAACGTAATGGCTTTGCTATTGATATGCAGAAAGCTATGAGCCTATACAACTTATTAAAAGATGAAGCAGATAAATTAGAGAAGTGGTCAGTAGATTACTTTGATCCTACTGTAGTAAAGTTAAAGACTAAAACAAAATACATACCTTTTAATATAGGCTCACGACAACAGATAGCAGATAGAATAATGAAGTTAGGATGGAAACCTAAACAACATACAGATAAAGGTAACATAATTATTAACGAAACTGTATTAGATACAATACAATTACCTGAAGCAAGAAAGTTCTCAAGGTTTTTTCTATTACAGAAACGTATAGCACAGATTAAGTCATGGATAAAAGCATGTGATGATAAGGATGGTAGAGTACATGGTAGAGTGATGACTCTTAAAACTATTACTGGTCGTATGTCTCACAACTCTCCTAACATGGCACAGATACCTGCTGTACGTTCACCCTATGGTAAGGAGTGCAGAGATTGTTGGACAGTAAGTAATCCACATACACATTCTATTGTAGGTACTGATGCAAGTGGACTAGAGTTAAGATGTTTGGCTCACCTTATGAATGATACTACCTTTACAGATATATTATTGACTGGTGATATACATACACACAACATGAAGATGGCAGGATTAACTGACAGAGACCAGGCAAAGACTTTTATCTATGCGTTTATGTATGGAGCAGGTGCTGCTAAGATAGGAAAGATAGTAGGAGAAGGTGCTAGAGAAGGTGGACAATTAATAACTAAGTTCTTATCAAGTATGCCAGCATTAAAAAGAGTACGTGATGAGGTAACAAAAGCAGCAATTAAAGGAAAGATCAGAGGTATTGATGGTAGAGTATTGTATATACGTAGTGCACATAGTGCATTGAATACTTTATTACAAGGAGCAGGAGCAGTTGTATGTAAGGTATGGCTTATTAATATAATGACAAGAGTAAGAACACTAGGGGTTGATGTTAAACTTGTAGCTAGTATCCATGATGAGTATCAGTTTGAAGTTCTAAACACAGATGTTAAAAAGTTTGGACAGATAACTAAAGATGCTATGAAAGATACAGAGAAAGAACTACGAATGAAATGTCCACTTGATAGTGAATGGAAGGTAGGTAAGACATGGGCCCAGACACATTAGTAAAAGAATTTAAAGGAAGAAAAGATCATGTTAATTATATTAAGCGAGGTATAAAAGTAGAGAATGAATTTATACAGGCAGCTAAGTCACATGGTTATACAGTAGCTATAGCTAGTGATGAAGAAAATATAAATAAACATATAGATTTATATCTAACTTACAAAGGACAAACAATTAGTGTAGATGTAAAGGCTAGAAGAACTGGAAATAAACAAAGAGTTTTTGATGACTCATGGATTGTCGTTGAGTTTTTAAATACAATGGGTAATAAAGGTTGGCTGTATGGTGACTGTGATTACTTTGTATTTGAAAGAGAGCATGACTATGTAGTGTGTGAAGCAAAAGAGTTAGTAGAATTAACTGACAAAGTTGTAGATAAAGACACTAGAGTAGAAAGTTATAGGGATGCTGAGTACAAAACATGGGGGAGAAAACATCAAGGAAAACAAGACCTTATCTCAAGAATAGAGATGAGTTTAATACTTAACTTAAATAAAACATTTATTATGAATAAACATCTTGACAATAATGTTAAGCCATGTAATAATTCTATTATAAATAAACAGAAAAGGAATATGAACATGAGTATAATACAAGGAACAGCTAACTGGGCACATATAATTAAACCTAACTTTAAATTTAAAGAGGAGGGTGAATGGAGTATTGATGTATGTAACCTTGACGAAAAGAATACTGCTATAGCTCAGAAAGATGGGCTATCTATTAAGAATAAGGGTGATGAGAATGGTAACTTTGTTACTATAAAAGCTAAGACTACATGGGGTAAAACAGGAGAGAAGAAAGATCCACCTAAAGTTGTAGGTGCTGACAAGCTTCCTTTCACAGAACCTAAAGTAGGTAATGGATCTTTGGTTACTGTAAAGTATACTACGTATGAGCATAAACCTTATGGTATCTTTGGTGATCTGAAAGCTGTGATGGTTGTTAACTTTGTACCTGCACCTGAGACTTCAGATGATGACATGCTTAGTGATTTTGATGTTGTTGAAGATGGTTACAAAAGTAAGCAAGATGCTGACTTAGATTTCGCTCAGTAATAATTAACTAAGAAAGGATGGGGAGGTGTTAATATATCTCCCCATTTATATTATGAAAACTATTGATACTTTAGTACAAGATATGTATGATTTGTTTGATCCTCTTGTAGACTCAAATCTAAAAGAAGAAGAAGTTGATGCTCATCTAGATTCTTTTACAGAGAGTGTTAAGAAAACATTGAAAGGATTACTTAATGAAGTACCTAGAGAGAGAGGTAGACTAAGACTCTCTGCTATAGGTAAACCTGCTAGACAACTATGGTATGAAAAAAATTCTAAAGAAGAACCTAAACCTTTAGAGTCTAACACAAGAATTAAATTTTTATATGGCCATCTGTTAGAGGATGTATTAATTCTTTTAGCCAGGCTTTCTGGACATGTGGTAACTGACTTACAGAAACAAGTTAATGTATATGGTATTGTAGGACATCAAGATTGTGTGATAGATGGTGTACTGGTTGATTGTAAGAGTGCATCAGGTAAAAGCTTTCAAAAGTTTGCTAATGATAGTCTAGCTACTGATGATCCTTTTGGTTATATAGCACAGATTTCTGCTTATGCTGAAGGTAATGGTGTAGATGAAGCTGCTTTTTTAGCTATAGATAAACAACATGGAAGCATCTGCTTAACTCGTGTTCATTCAATGGAGATGATTAATGTTAAAGAAAGAATTAAATATCTTAAAGAAGCTGTTGAGAAAGATTCTCCACCAGACAGGTGTTATAGTGATCTACCTGATGGGGCTAGTGGTAATCGTAAGCTTGCTATTGGTTGCTTGTACTGTTCGCACAATCGTACTTGTTGGAGTGACGCTAACGAAGGTAAAGGACTACGTGTGTTTAAGTATTCGAATGGGTATAGGTATCTTACACAAGTTAAAAAAGAACCTAACGTGGAGGAGGTAATAGAATGGTAAATCATTGGCTTCAGTTTGAAACTGATGAACCTTTCATACCTAACTTAAAGAAGTTTGGATTTGTTTATCTTATAATTAATACACAAAATGGTAAAGGATA